CTCATTCATGTGATTTATTGGAAAACCCATTTGTCCTTCATCCCCTTTCGCCTCAAGCTGCTTATACCGTGCCTCAGATCCATAAATGTACCACTCCATGACATCTGCTGCTGTTTTCCATTTATCAAAATGACGTCCTTCCAGCATATGCTTAAATGCCAAATAATAGGCATTCTCGAATTTCGGCCAACGTCTGAACTCTTTGATAATCTGCTTACTTGATGTAAGGGGACACCCAACACAACCAAGGCGTGTAAATCCCTCATCATATGTACAGCAGTACGGAATATGATTATCATCTATAACGGCCCACACCTGCTCTTCAGTCCAATCTATGATCGGATTGAAGAAACCCACTTTTGCATCTAATCTGCAGATTTCATACTTTCTTCTATTGGCCCGCTTAAGGCTTTCTTTTTGCCTCACTCCTGTGCATGTCACGGCGTTTTTGGAACAAGTGTTTCGTTCCTTAAATTCCCGGCAGCAATACCTGCACATCCTTGTCGGCGGAAATCCCTTTTTAATGATGAGCGGGAACATCCCAATTCTGGGCATATCCCATAGTACATCTTTATGATACTTCCTTACAAAGTCTAATGCCTCCGGTGGATCTACGGTTGTAGGGCTGAATCTCGCTGTGTACTCGATTCCAGCTTGATCAAACAGCCATTTAAGGACGACGCTATCCTTTCCGCCTGAGAATCGAACACATAGGTGAATCCCATTTCGAGCGAACCGCTGGATCTCTTTGATAGCTTGTCCTACATAATCACCATATACTGGCAATTCAACTTGTCCTCTCATCCTACTCTTTGCTTTTCACTCCTGTCTTCCAGTCTAACTTCTGTCCGCAGTCAGAACAGTACTTCATTTTCTGTATACGAAGCTCCCATCCTAATCCTGTTTTGCATGCCGGGCAGGAACACCAATTTTTTTAATATCATTGTTATAATCTCGTATAGGCTGCATCTCGACCTGCTTTTTAATGGCTTTTTCAGCGATATCCAATCCCTTGAGGAATTCTGCAACTCTGGTTGCCCGCCCACATATTTCAAAACCACCCTCAAGCTTCAAGGCCTGTAACGCTTCACTCTCTGTCATACTCTCGCTCCTTTCTCTCGGAGTTTTGCTTATAATAGCTGTGAAGAATACTCTTGGCTGCAAGAATCCCCTCTTCATAACCTTTTTCGCTTTTAAAGTTGCTGGTACGACTATAGGGATTGTTCTGGATTTTTTTCAAGGCGTTCTTGCAGCAGTTTATATTCATGTGATTCCATTTTTACTACTCCTCCTCGTCCGAATTCATCGGGCAACCCGGACATCTACATACCAGATTGCCCTCCTTGTCCTCATAATAGTTATCGCCGTATCCCGTACATTCATAGCAATAATCATCGTCCATAATATTTACAGCTGCTCCTTTATCGTACCATAACGCTTTTTCTTCGCATTCCACTCGACAGCAACCGGTGCCCCGCAGGAAATGCAGTTCACATCAATCATCGGATCCTCAATATTGGTGCGGTAATAGGATCTTTGCCCGCACTCACAATTTGCATATAACGGCTTCAAATCATGGAGATCTGTTTTATGACCGCACTCACATTTATGGTATGTAACAGGATAATTACTGCAGTACGCCCGTATCTTTCCACAATGTTCGCAACGGATCAGGAGGAATCCTCTATACTGCTCTGGCTCATTTTCTGAGAGGCTATTAGCAAGTCCTGACATAGCGTTTTGAAAATTATGCTGCGCTTCTTCCGCTACCCTGATCAGCGGCGAGAACGGACTCCGCTCCTCGGGTTCATCCTTCATGTTCACATCTTCCCGGACGATCTTCTCTGGAGGCTTTTCGGCTTCTTCTTTTTCTGTTTGTGACTCCGGCACTCCGGTCTGCGGCAGGAGCCTTCCCGCCAGTCCACGATAAATGCCCATTGCCTTTTTTGCGGACACTTCCACGTTCAAAGATGCTCCCTGCATCGATAACCGAATTTTCATGATGCTTCCTCCGTTTCTTTTTTCCATTCCTCAGGGACCCGCAGCTTATGCAGACCACGGCCGTGAATGTAATAAACAGATCTCACAGAATATCCCAGTCCATCGGCGATCCGTTCCCATCCCCATCCAAGGAGATATTTTTTCGTGAGAACGTACCGTTCGATTCCTTCCGTGACTTCACCGATCGCTCTGTTGATTAACACGGCGGCCCGCACCAGCCGATACCGTTCCTGATTCATTTCTCTTATCAGTTCATCAAGTTTTGCTGCATAATCCGACAGATCAGACCCAGCATGTGCGTGCGGCATTCCGTCCCCGATCCCGCAGGAGACACCCATCTTAGCTGCTCTTAACTCTGCAATCTGATCGGACAGGACTGCAACATTCCTTTTGATTCTCCGGTATGACCGGAGAAATGATTTCTTGAATTCGTTTTCTGCTCTACGCTGATCCATCGTCTATCCCCTACTTTCCTGCTTCATATGGCTCCGGACATTTGACACAGGTCATCAACTCCGCAACCGGATAACTTAAGTCTCTGATCTTACTACTGTCCCCGACTTTAATGTCGGAAACAGTAGCTCTTAATCGTCCTGACCTTATTCAACTTTTTCAAATCGTCCCCTATAGTGGTCTTTCCATCCGGTATCCGCAACAAGCTTTTCTTCCACCTCTGACCTGTACGGCTCCGGCAATGGCATCCATGCATTCACATAAAATCCCACAGAAAGATACGTATAATCCTCATCACCCGGGTAAAATGCTCCGCTGCCGTCATCATCAACTCTATAAGTCGCAATATCCGGGAGTGTAAAATTATCAAACGAAACCAATATGTAGGTCTCTGGTTCCGGAAGCTTTTCTGTCACCGGGATCCACCGCCGGATCTCTTTCAGTGCCTCTTTCGCATCCTTCTGATCTTCCTCGCTCTCGCAGTGGATCACGATGTCATAGGTATCGTCATATACGTCTGCGACTCCGTCCTTGTTGATGAAAAATTTTATACCAGGATCGCCACCATGCTTCAGCTGCTCAATCTCATCCGAGAGCTTTGCGACTCGCTCCAGCATCTTGCGCGCCTCCTTCTGTGTCTCCGCATTCAGCGCTGTTACTTCATTCGGCATCAGCCCGGTATCCTCATAGTCTTTCAACTTCCAGAGCACCCCATAGAGCTTTTCCCAGACTTTTTCTGTAAGCACTACGCCGGGCTTCAAGTCGGACCACGGGACGTCCCGCAGGCACCAATGACCACTATCTTTCTTTTCCGTCAGTCTCACCGCTTATTCCTCCCAGCTGTTCTTTCAGACCTTTCAGTTCGCAAGCTCCCGTGCCGTAAATGCTTACGTTTGCCCAACTGCATCTATCGCAATCATAGTCCTCGCCACGTTTCATCATCTTCTGGCACTCCGCATAATCCCTTTCCATCTCCTCCGACACATGGATCCGGATTTCTATATGCGGCGTCAGAAATAATTTAACCTTTCTCATTCATCTGCCTCCCTTTCCTCATACACTCATGGTGGATATGCAGTGTGGTGTGACGCCGTGTCTGGATGATCACATGATCTCCGGAGATCTCCTTTCCACACACACTGCAGATAAACTGCTCCTTCGGCGTATCGTTATTCTTCTTCATCGTCATCCTCCATACTGCTGTTCATGATATCTGCCCATAGAACGCTTTCGCATACACCGCTCTGAAGGCGTACATGAACAAAGTTGCGGAAAATGCCGATCACGGTTCCTTTTCTCCAGACACCAGATTTGCCGCTCATGCCCTCATCGACACTGCAGCATTTATTTGTTTTCACATTAACCGTATCGCCGATCTTTACCTGTCTCTGAATCGCCTCAATCCATTTCGGTGATGCATTTCCCTGATCTTTCTGTCTGTGGTTTTCCACCGCTGCTCCTGTATTGATCTTAGTTTTTGTCATCTCGACTCTTCCTCCAATAAGCTGAAAGCCGCCAGCATCAGCCGTGCGCAGATGGTTGAATTGTGATTTTTCTGAAGGATATCTGCAAAGTCATCTGTCGCTGCTTTCCACATCCCAGGCTCCACCGGATGCCCATGATATTTCTGATAGAAAAGGTACGAATCACACCACGCTGCTTTCGCTTCGACTGCCTGTTTTTCACGTTTTGTCATAAAATGCATCCTGCCTTTCTGTAATGGGTCTTTCTCCGCTTGAACTGATTCTGGCAGAACTGGATATCATCCACATAGTCAAAGCAGATTGCGTCTTGTTTTTCATCGAAGGTCCGTGCGATCCGGCCGACAGACTGGGTGACCACCGCATAATCTTTCTTTGGCGTCACAAGGTACAACCGGTCAAGACGCGGGATGTCCAATCCTTCTTTTGCGAGACCGTACGAAGCAAAGAGGAAGTGCTTTTTCCCGTTCCGCATATTTTCAATGGCCTTTTCTCTTGCCAAACGTCCACTCTTGCTCTGCATCTTCCCGTCGATCATCACCGCCTGCATCCGAAGATCTTCCGGCAGCAGATCCATAAGATTCTTCAGATGTTCCAGCCGATCAGAGAGAACCAGATTAAAATGTTCCACATTGTCTTTCAGATCCTTCACAATCTGATCATTTCGCTCTGAGCAGTTGATCAGATACGGGATCAGCTTCGAATACTCCAGTGTCCCGTCCGTATCCAGCACGCACCGATTGACCTTTACTCCCGTGCTCCTTTCACAGATCCGGACCTTCATGGTCTTGTCCGCAACCGCCTCATCCGGCACCCGGTACACCACCGGTCCAAGAACGGCAAATGTGCTTCTGATCATCCCATCCGACCGGTGTACTGTGGCGGATAACCCATACTTGTGTCTCGCCGCCAGGCTGTTCAAGATCTTATAAAACATCGTGACCTGCGTCGGCGTCCCTGCGAGCCGGTGACACTCATCCACGATGACGGTATCCCATACATATTCGTATCTGGAAAGATCCAGTTTACAAAGCGTCTGAGCTGTCGCGAAGGTCATATGGCTGCCGATCATCACCTTCCCAGCTGTGATCTTTCCCAGGGTGCTCTTCGGGAAGTACTGTGCTGCACGCTCATAGGACTGATTCAAAAGGTCTTGGGTATGTGTGACCCATAAGGTCTTCCCGCTAAGTTCCGCGGCCAGCGCAATTCCCATCTGTGTTTTTCCAGATCCACAAGGTGCCTGAAGGATCCCGCAGCTCTGTTCCTTCATCGCAGCCACCGCCGGTCTCTGGTAGTCATACAGCGGCAGCTCTCCATCGTACTGAACATGTGCCGGGTCTGCAAGATGGATCTCAATCAGATCCTGCTCCGTTAAAAACTTCCGGATCTCCTTTCCGGTCCCGGTCGGAACCACCAGATCCTGACCATCGACCCGGAACAGCCACAGGTATTCCGGCGTCTTTCCGGTCCAGAGTCCCCGGCGCATCCGGTCATCATACTCCGGATTCCGGATCACAAGATTCTCATCACACCACTTTTTAAGCTGTGGAGTCGGATCTTTGATGCGAATCTCAGCGCCAATCTGTATGATCAAGTGTCTCATCTCCTGTCTCTGAATCGTTTAATTCCTGAAGCCAGTCATTCAGCGTTCTACCGTATCGTGTCATAGCCACGCGCGGAATCGACCGGACTCCCCTGTCCTGTAAATCTTTCAAAACCTGATAGTCAACCAGAAAGATCACTTCCGGATCATATCTGACTGCAAACATCCCGCGGCTGTTTCCGGTCAGGTGAAACAAATACATTGCATTGTACTGGTTCTCCTCCACCCTGCTTAACTGAAATGCACCGGCACAGTCTTTGCAGTCAAAGAGATATGTTTTTCCGTTCCTGGCTGCGATCACATCACAAGGCTGCCCGTTTTTATTGTCCTGAAATCGGTGCACCCAGAAACGGTTCTTTGCCAGTTTCCCGGCAAATTCACGCTCAAACATTGTGCCGGCTGATTTATTGCTCATTTTCATTGTTTTCATCCCCTCATAGCTGCGGTCTTACCATTTTCCGGAAATGTCTTTCCCGAATCTTACCTGAAAAATGCCCGCAAGCCCTTATTTTACTTAGGGTCTTACTGTCTTACCTAAAAACCCGGATAATAAGTCTATATTTTTATAAGAGAAAAAATAATGACGTTTTTTTCCTCGCGTCACGAGACTATATAACAGGTAAGACCGGTAAGACAGGTAAGACCTTATTAAAAAAGCCAGTGTTTATGCGGCTTCAAGGGTCTTACCAAGGTCTTACCTTTTAGAAATCAGGTAAGACCTTTTAGTCAAAAGGCAGTGTCTCCTGCTCATAATTTTCGACCTGCACAAACCCATCTTTGTCCGTAGTATCGTCATCCTCTGGCAGGTTGAATTTGATGTAGCTCGATTTGATTCCATATACCTTCGTCTGATGCACCATCTTCCCTTGCGAATTGCGCACCAGATAGCCTTTCTCTGCCCATTTTCGGCTTACTGCCGTATAGTCAAATCCATTCTGATCCAGGAAACTTAAAAGTACATCACGGTTCACGATCAGCTTCCCGCCATCGATCTTTCCCCAGACCTCGCCCTTATTCAGCGAGTTTTCGGCTTTCGGATCTTCAAAACGGATCTGGTACTTTGCAACCCAGTTCAACACCTGCTGATATGCGCGCTCGGCAATATCCACATCAAATGCACTCTGCAGGTACTGCTTTACCTGAACAATCTGCAACGGCTGCTCTGCCGTAAAAAAGAGCTTCACCGCAATCTCATCTGCCAACAGCATGCAGGCCATGGCCATAGCCTGCTTGTCCGTAGTGTCCAGCTTACAGAGTTCCTCAAAGAGTTCTCTGTAACGGTCCATGATTTTGCAGGTTTCTGTCTCCTGTATGTACTCCACAAACTTTCTTCCAGCAAAGCCATAATTCTCCTGCACCATGCTACTCACATAATGGCCGTCTGTCACCAGTGGACCGTCTATTGCGATCTCGATAACACGGTTTTTTGAACCACCTCCGGAGTTCACCTTCGTGATCGGTTCCTCGCCGGTAAAGATAAAACTGTTCTTCCAGGTCTTGGTATCCTCTACACCGCCATAAGCCTTCGCGCGGCCGCGATCCACGCCCTCTGTGATCTGGTAGATCAGCTGGTCAAAATTTCCCTGCCATTTGTCCTTGATGGTCTGCAGCTCATCTCCCGCAAAAGGGATGCTGCATAAAAAAGCTGCATTACGCATAATGGCATTCTTGGTCATGTTCATGGTCTTTACCAGACCGCCCATCCGCGGGTTCCCCCAGATGGACATTGCCACCATAAGCGCCACCGTCTTTCCTGTTCCGGTCGTTCCCCACAAGTGCAGCACAAACGGCAGTACCTTAAGCGGCTCCAGAAGCACAGAAGCGAAGCTTGCTGCCATCATCATGCGCAGGGGTATATTCTTCCTGAGATCACTGCAAAGCTTCTTCCAGACGTCAAAATCACCCTTTTCAGACACATTTTTAAAGATCGCCTCGAAATCCATTCCACCCTCGTACCGGATATCTTTCTCATACGGGGTAAAGGCTGCACCGACCCATCCCAAACGGTTAATGGATTTCTTCGGTTCCAGAGCGACAGGATTGTAACCTACGCAGTCACTGATATAACGCACCAGACTCTTCGCATTGTCGGAAGTAACCTCAATGCCATATTGAGACAGCACGTCCACAATTTTGTTGGTATTGGCGCAAACAGACCGGTCTACCGTAATATGCTGCCAAGACGCTGACTTGAAGTAGGCAAGCGTGATCCTTTCCTCCGATGTATCCACGTTTTTAAGGATCTCGATCGGCATAATCGGATGACTGCAGGCAATCACCGGAATCGGCTGCATATTCTTATCGTACCGGATCGTTTTCACGCCCATATCGGTAGCGCTCCATTCTGCACAGATCAGTTCCAGCGGCTGATCGGTAAAAGCCGTTTTGTTGCCGGTCTGGCGCATCCGCTGAATATAGTCAAGCTGGAACTGCTTCAACAGATTGTTAAACTCCGTGCTGCGCTTTAAGATCTTGGCCTCGTTCCGCAAAGCCTCAATATACTTCTGCCGCTCCACATTGTCCTCAATCTCAAAGATCCGGTAAAAGATTTCATCCGGAAATGGATTCTGCCGCTCCAGCTTAGCTATACCAGTCAGTAACTCTTCGTTCGACTTTTCCAATTTCACTCACCGCCTTCTTGTCTGCGTATACCTGTTCCGGACACTGCTCCAGACATTCAAGCAGGTAGTCCACATACGATAAATTGCCCAGCCCCTCCCAGAAATGCCTGTCCTGCGTTCTGACCGCCTCGCACAGGAGGCTTCGGTACACCATTAGCCATTTCCTCGCATATCGGGAAAACTCGTCTTTCTCTCGCCTGCAGCGCTTCTTTTTCTCTGCTTCACGTTTCTCCCGATATGTGACCGGCTCCTCAATGGGAATCCCAAAGGCCTGCGCCAGCTCCTTAGCTGCATCATAATTATTTACGCCGAGGTATCTTGCCACAAACTTGACCTGATCCCCACCGGATCCACATGCAAAACAGTAATATCCTTTTCCATCCGGATAGATCTTCATGGATGGATGCTGGTCCTTATGGAACGGGCACAAGCATTTATCCTTTATGACACGCAGGCCGCAATACTCTACGGCCTGCTGCATCGTTACTGATTCCTTAACTTTCCGATACAGTTCCGGATCATAAGAACGGGATTCCCTCATCTCCGGCTCCTTCCGGAATATTCATAAAACCATTGCCGTCCACCATAGACGGCGGCGCCGCATTTGCCTGTGCCTGCTGGCTTCCGGCTCCCGGTCCTTCCGGAAGAAGCTCGTCCTCCGGAACCTCTGCCTCTGAAAGTCCTGCCAGACTGCGGATCTGCCACAGCTCCGTAACGATCGGACGGTTTCCGTTCTCGGCTTCATACTGTCTGCGACGGAAGATTCCACCAAATTTCTTGCCGTTCAGCGTTTTCTCGTTGTCATCTCTGTCCCACTGGAATGTAAAGTTGTTTGAACGTTCGATTGAGGTAATAATACCCTTAAACCAGGAAAGTCCCTTGCCTTCCATGTTCTGTTTAAACACGCCACGCCACTTCGCTCCGGAAGGATTCTGTGATTTGTCATTATCAAACATCTTCTGGTAGAAGCCCTTCTGATCACCCTCTGCAATGTCATACAGAATTACAAACTGCTCGTTTCCGTTCTTGGACTTCTGTGTCGCAACCCGCTTGATCACGCACACATACTTTCCTTTCGGCAGCTGCTGGAACTCCCCAGTATAAGCTGCCGCCTCATCATATCCTGTTGGTTTCTTAATCATTCCTGCTTGTCCTCCTTGGCTTTATACTTCTCCCATCCATAGAAATCACGGATGGTGTCATCCACTAACTTCAGGTTATTTTCGATTTCTGGGCTCTCAAACATATCCTCCGGCGTCTTCGTAATATCGGATCCATCCGTAACTGTCCGGAAGAAATGCGTCCCGTTTTCACTCATGCAGCGAATGCAGATCGTCACCATGCCCTCCAGACAAACCTTGCGGTCCAGCTGCTTTCCAATGGTTCTAAGACGGGAGACACCGAAGTCATCCGTGTCCTCATGGAAAATGATGTATACGATCTTTTCCGGATCCTTTACCTCATCCTTGATTCTCTTGACAAGACCATACATGGCATCTGCAATATCGTCATACATCTCAAAAGATGCATTGCCTTTTTTATTCCGGTGTTGGGACATGAACAGGTGCGTCATAATATACCCGGCGTCATCGATCACGAAGACTTTCTCCGGATTCTGGTTGATTGTTGCGATAATCTTTCCAATGTCATCGCTGGCTCCCATTTTCCGGAAACGCTTGCGGAACGGCAGCGCCTTTCTTTCCGTGTTAAACAGTACAACTTCATCCTCTGCGAAGAACTTTAAGCTCCGGCTCTTTCCGCTTCCGGACTTTCCATAGATCAAAACTGGTAATCCCATAACTCCTCCTCTAATACGGAATGACTTCTTCTCTTTCGTTGAAGAAATCCAACGATTCTAACAATGGTAAAAATTCATTTCTTGTCTTTTCCGGCATTGGCTCTGCGGCCACCCAATAGATCATCATATCGTTTTTGAAATAGAGGACCGTACCGTTTCTGACACTCGGATTCGGCGGCATCAGCTCACCTTCCATTTTGTCCAGGTCGCTGGGGGAAATCATCGGTTCCACATGCCGGCGCTCAATTGCGACGCATGCATGTGTCTGCTTGACCTGATAGAACGCATATTCGTGCGCAAACAACCGTACATTTACGCCGGTTTTAACTGCCACATCCTTCGCGGCCATCCATTCATCGTACGGATCCACCGGGTCCAGATCCGGCGCCTGCTTAAGTCCATGCTCATCGATGTTGTACAGATACGCCTCACCCTCTTCCGGGAGATCTCCGATCAGCTCGATCACGGCTGCCTTAAACTTGTTTGAGAGATACTGCAGCTCTGTGGCAACGCCCCATTTTTCCGTGTATACCAGGAACCACTCTCCTGTATTGCCCACGATCAGTCCGGAGCTCTTCAGGGCATCTTTCATGATTTTTTTTAATTCACCGATCTTCAGAAACATCGTCGTTTCCCTCCTCGTACTTTCTCTTATAAGCATCAATGCCGTACCGGATATACTCCAGAACGATATCCATCTCGTCAAAGGATAAATGCCATACGCCTGTTGTCATAATCTTGACCGCCTTCGCAGCTACTTCCATAAGCAACTGCATACGAAACGGTCCAATACCCTCCCGGTCCATCAGCGGATCCTCAGGCTTTCACCACGCGGCTCCAGATGTGCCCACTCAACCGGCTGCTCTTCCAGGAGTTTCCGGATCTTCATGTTATCCGGGATCGGCGGCTGCTGGATCAGGTAACGGCCCGGAATATCCTCAAGCTCTCCAGTTATTACCAGAGGTTCCAGCCCGCCATTCTTCTGAATGTTGAAGGAGAACAACTCCGTTTTGAACTTCATCTTTCCGGTATAACGCATGTTAGCTTCCAGGGTATCCTTCAGCCACTTCTGTCTCTCCTCCAGGGATTTTCTCCTGCTGGAAAGTCTCTGCTCTTCGTCCTTCAAGGCCTTGATGCTGGCATCCATCGTGCGAATAATCTTCGCATAGTTATCTGCCTTATCCTCAAAATCCATGTTGATCATCTCTAAGGTGTCCTGTACCGTCTCCTGATCAACTGTATCATCGTAAAGCATGTCCTCCAGTGTCATGAGTTCTTCTGAGATCTCGTATAGTTTAAGTCCACTCATTCCTTTTCTCCCTTCAGCTCTTCCATTATTTCATCTGTGATCGCACACGCACTCTCCTTAAGTGCCTGGTTGACCGCATCATCCATATGCTTGGCAAGCTCCGCCATTGCCGCCACATAGTCAAGCTTGGTTTTATACGCCGATCCAAAGAAACTGACAATCCATTTCGCGACATTGTTCGGGAGATCCTGCATACATGTATTTCCCGTTCTGATTTCACATCCTTTATAAGTTGTGCTGTCCTCAGTTTTCTCTTCTTCGGTAATCATAAGCCCCATGAAGAACTCGCCTGTAATCTCATTCTTGCATCTGTCGTTCTCAATCGTTACTTTTACCATCTTGATTTTCTCCTCTTTCTCCTCTAAAATAGAGGTGTAAACTTTTTTACATATGGTCCCCTCGGAGTTGCCGCTCCGTTATGGGGATCTTTTTAAATTAAAATCCCGAATTTTACAACCATACAGCCGAGGACATACACCATTCCCAGACTTGCCAGGCCGCCGATCACGCTGCCAGCCTTCTCCATCACATCAAACAGCGTTGACTGCCTCTCGATCCGGATATGGATCTCCTTGAGGACCGCGCCTTCCTTGTGCATTTCGGACATATGTACTCCCCGTGGATCACTGCAAACCGGGATATATTCCAGATCCGGTTGCATCGCTGACAGAGTGTCTGTCGTCCTTTTATTGATCTCATGCATCTGTTTCACCTCCTCTCACAGCAGGATAAATTCCTTGATTTCTTTTGACGTAAGTTCCCGGCCCAGGAGCACAGATGCTGCCTGGATCGGAGTGAATTTTAATACAGTTGCGATTTTCTGCATCTCATCCAGGGAATACGTCTCTGGCCGATGATACTTATTCTGAATCGTTTTCTTCGTTACTCCGACCTTAATAGCCAGAGCGGCATCATCGATCGCCAGCCGCTCCTTATTCCCCGCAATACATGCACGAACGATCCTGTTCCGTTCTTCCTGTATATTTGGTTTTAACTTCGGCATACTCTTTCACCCCTTTCACTGTCGCTATCCCCTCATCGTAATTGTCTATGTAGATTTTAAATTTAAGCTTCTGCATCTTCTCTATTATCAATCTGAATATAAACCCCAAAATTGATAAGCTCAGGCATGGATACAGGATGCTCAGCAAGGTACAAATGATTTTCCGTATCATAAGCACGAACACGAGCGCCACCCATAACCATTGAAAGAATATACTCAAAACCGCCAAATGATAGGCGATAAAGGAACTTGTCGATTCTATCGAATGTATACCAACGGCATTCATCAAGTGGAAAATAAAACTTGAGAAGATTGTAAACTTGCTTCTTCCCTAAACGATTTTTAAGTTTATATATTGCCATATAACTTGCACCCCCTTTCCACTGTTTGCTTTTCTGTTCCCCGTCGCCTATAATTGCCTTATCAGCACTGCCATGCTGAAATACAATTAAAAAGGAGAATTTTTATGAAACTTAACCCCGATTGCGTTCGCGATATTTTAATGACCTTTGAAGAGCTATGTACCGATGTGGATAAAACCTACATTTTTTCATCATTTGATGAGATTCCCATGAAGCTTCCTCAACTTAATAAATACCCCGCCGAGGTTCTCGCTTATCACATTCGCCAGTTGGATCTAAGCGGAATGCTGTTCGACGCAAAATTTAATCGAGATGGTTTCTCATTTGCGGATATCACTCCAAGGGCTCATGAATTTCTCGCTAATATTCGCGAAAATAAAATATGGAACGGCGTAAAAGTCATTGCTGAGAAAGTCGGTTCCAAATCTCTTGATTCTCTCACGCAAATAGCAGCTAATGTTGTACTTCAGCTCATTCAAGCTCAGTTTCATCTTAGTTAGTTTTTCAGTTTCAATAACCTCAGTGCCGCTTCTGTCTGGTACTTCTGTATTACATCCGGATCCGGAAGCTCCTGCCCGCGCTCTCCGTAATACAGAAGTACTGCCATGAAACTTAATCGCCAGATAATCCACTTAGATACAGCGAACAGCAACGCAATCACCAGTAATACGGTTATCAATGCTCTCACCCCTTTCTCGTCTTTATTATAGTTGATTTTTAATCATCTTTTGTTTTAAAAAAAAGAGACTCTTTTTCTTTTAAACTCTTAATTTCCAGCAGCTCACACAACGCCGCCACTTCACTTGTCTTAAATTCCTGCTTATTGTTCAGTTTCAAGGCAAATCCGTAGCTAGTAAGCCCCAGATGATCCGCTACAAATTTGAGCTTCAGCCCTCTCGACTTGATTAATGATTTTAAAGCATCTGAGTCGGTCAAGTTCATCACTTCCTTTCTATTCTTGGTGATTTTAAATCATCTGCCATTATAGTATCACCATGAAGATTAAAAGTCAACTTCTTTTTTTATTTTTATCAAAAAATATTGATTTTAAATCATTTTCGTGATATATTCCTATTATAAATCAAGGAGGTTTCCATATGCCGGAAATAGGGAAAAGAATACGCTCAAGAAGAGAACAACTGGGAATGACCCAAGAAGAGCTTGCGTCTCGCCTTGGGTATAAAAGTAAAACGACAATAGCAAAAATCGAGAATGGAACCAATGATATAGTACAAAGTAAAGTTACTGAATTTGCCAAAGTTCTCGATACTACTCCAGCTTATCTTATGGGATGGACCCAACTGGACGGGAATGTCGTAAATGAAAAGGAACCAGAACTCACCGCCCGCGATGAAAAAGACATCGCCAAGATTCTGGAGCAGACTAAGGAACAGCTGCTCTCCCAGGAAGGGCTGATGTTCGACGGCGATCCGGCGTCTCCGGAGGCGATCAATTCAATTCTGGATGCAATGCAGATCGGAATGGAAATGGCTAAGAAAAAGAATAAAGAGAAATACACGCCCAAGAAATATAAAAAGGACTGATTTCCATGCGCATAAAGAAACTGGTATCACGACTCGTCCGGAAATACCAGACGCGTGATCCATTTGAAATGATAAAGGGAATGAATGTAATCCTGGTCCACTATCCACTGGAAGGCGTCCGTGGGTTTTACCAGTACTTCCAGAGGAATAATATCATCTATCTGGATGAACGGCTCACAGAGGCGGAGCAGCGCTTCGTTCTCGCCCATGAGCTGGGGCACCTGTTCCTACATAAGAAAGCGAACGCGATCTTTATGGATTCCAGGACACAATTCAACACGAACAAATATGAACGGGAAGCCGATACCTTCGCGATGGAGCTTCTGGTTCCGGACTCCGTGATCTTCGAGCATCCCGATCTGACGATCGGCCAGCTGGCCCGTTTGACCGGTTATGCCGAAGAACTTCTAAAGAACAAAGAGTTCTTTACATCACAATAAACTATTAGGAGGTCCATCATGGGATTCTTTTTTAAATCTTCAGAGGAAAAAGAACTTAAGCAGCGGAAAAAAGATGAGATTATAGAAAGTGGAGCCAGTTATATGGGATATGCCACTACTAATATCGGCCCTATCCTCAAGGACTCTGTGGTAACCATTAAAATGTATCCTAAGGAACAAAAAGTAACACTTTCTGCCAGCAAGGATAAATTGGATTTGCCTTATAATAGAATCCTGGGATTTTCAATCAACGAAGAAAGCGTTTTATCTTCCGGTAAAATAAGTCTTAGCGGTGCAATCATCGGTGGCGCATTATTGGGTCCCGTTGGAGCCACTATTGGTGCTCTGAGCAAAAAGAATAAGAACAAGGTCAATTGGATCGGAACTTTACTGTATGAATCAAAAGAGGGTGAACAGCGAGAGCTTACCTTTTTAACGTATGCTCTTGGCTCTCCTACCAAAAAGACATTTGGTATGGAACAGTTCGAAACAGCTATGAACAAAGTTGCATCGCGGCGCATTGATAAAGATTCTTTTGAATTATAGAACCACATCTGGCGGTGATGGAAAAGATATAATCACTGATTGAACTAAAATCGATATGGAAAAGGAATTACTATGAGTAAAGACTTCACTAAGGAAGATGTAATTAGCAACAAAAAGGCTGCTATAAAAGCCTTAAATAATCTGCTCGAACATTATATCAATGATCCATCTGGCAATCATTTGAAAAAAGCTAATTTGATTTCATACTGGTTGAAAGATTATGTGCGATTTATAAACTTTGAGGAGCAATTTGATCCTAAGCGAAATATATCCTATAAACGCGGAAATATTGTAAAACTTAATTTCGGTTTCAACATTGGCAGTGAATACGGTGGTCTCCATTATGGGGTGGTATTAGACAACCACAACGCTCAATCATCTCCAGTCATTACTGTTATTCCTCTAACTTCAGTAAAGGATAATGGGCCAATCCATAACAATAATGTCGAGCTTGGTAACGAACTATACCGTTTATTAAAAATAAAATATGATACCATCAACCAAACTCTAAAAGAAGAGCAGGAAGAGATTCTTACCACCATTCAAGCTTTTTCTGCACTCGTTTCCTTAACTGACGATGTTATTTTAGAATTAGCCGATTGTGACAAAGGCAGCACTGAATTTTCCCAAAAATTATTAACAGGCCAGCAATATCTTGATGCTGCCAAATACCTTCAAACGGAATGGGAACAAAAACAGAAACATAATCAGGAAGAACAGGATTATTTAAATAAAATTGGGAAAGAAATAGCTCAAATGAAAGAGGGGAGCATTGCATTAGTAAATCAAATTACCACCGTAAGTAAAATTCGCATCTTTGATCCTCGTAATTTGAAAGGTGTTCTCTCTGGAATATCACTTTCTGAAGAAAGCATGGAAAAAATCAATGCTAAGCTGAAAGAATTATATGTTTTTCGGTAATTTTTTTCTTTTTTTCCGTAATATTTTCTTGACTGCGGGCATACTGTTTAGTATAATAGCTATGCGCGATAGCTTTGGTTATCGTCAACATCGCCTTTAGGGCATTAATGAAGACATATGCTATTATGTGAAGACCCCGTAGTAATACGGGGTCTTTTACGTTATATAATCTTTAAAACCATTTCGGTGATATCGCAAAATGGTTCCTATTAAGGAGCTCGAAACACAACCCTATCGTAGAAAGGAAGTGTTCTTATGCCATTACTTAACGACCATTATACATCCGAAGACTACTGGAACTTACCAGAAGAAGAACGTGCCGAGCTGATCAACGGTAAATTTTACGACATGGCGCCGCCGAGTCGGATCCATCAGAAACTCGTGAGCAAACTAACTGCTCTCTTTAATCAGTATATCGCCGATCACCACGGATCCTGCGAGGTATACCCTGCTCCCTTCGCCGTCAACCTCGACGCCGATGATAAGGACTGGGTGGAACCCGACGTTTCCGTGATCTGCGATCCGAATAAGCTGACCGACCGCGGATGCTCCGGAGCTCCGGACCTCATTTTTGAGATTGTCTCCCCGGCCAGCCGCAAAATGGACTATGGCCTGAAGAACACGATCTATTCCCAGGCCGGCGTCCGGGAATACTGGATCGTGGATCCTGCCAAGGAAAGAACCACCGTGTACCATTATGAAGACGATGCAGCTCCAGCAATTTACACGTTCAGCCAGGAGATTCCTGTTGGAATTTACGATGGCTTGACGATCCGGATCAGCGATCTACTATAACTCTTTAAACTTCCATAAAATGTAAAACCGCCCGGTGCTGGTAACACCGAACGGCTTTACATTGATTTTCTCTTGCCGGATGCTCCGGAAGATATAAATCAGACTTAGAACACCTGAATTATATCATTTTCCGAGCACCCTGGCAAGGGGTGTTCTTTTTATACCCAAAATCGGGCCGTTGCGACGTCGCAACATGGAAAGGAGAATTGATATACATGGCTACTGCAAAAAAACTCCCCTCCGGATCCTGGAGGTGTCTGGTATACAGTCACACCGAGCGTGTATTTGACACGAAATCAGGTACATGGAAGGATAAACGAATTTATGAATCATTTACCAGCGATGACCCATCAAGACGCGGGAAAGCGGATGCTGAGCGTCAGGCTGCCGAATTTCAACAGGATCGTGACACCAATGTCAGCCGGAAACGTCAAAAAAACGGAAACATTTTGCTGAAAGATGCAATGAAGAAGTACGTAGAAGCCATCGGTCCATCGCTCTCAGGTACCACCGTCCAGGGATACTCAAAAGAACAATATGACTCCTATGCTTTCCTGATGGAAAAGAAGCTTAAAGACATCACCACAGAGGACTTACAGAAAGCTGTTGATGACGATACAAAGCGCCCCTCAAAACGTTCAACAAAAACGAAAGCACCTATATCACCCAAGACTGTTCGAAACACTTACAGCTACATACGAAGTGTTATAAACTATTTTTATCCGAACGATAACTATGATGTAAGGCTGCCTAAGATACCTAAGAAAATTAAAAATCTTATTCCTGCAAAAACTGTGCTGGAAATCATTAAAGATACGGAAATCGAACTGCCGTGTCTCCTGGCCTGCTGGCTCAGCTACTCTATGTCTGAGATCCGTGGAATCCGTGTTCGAGATATCTCTAACGGATACATTACCCTGGACCGTGTTATCGTTGATATCGGACAGACTCCAACGGTAAAGGAAAGTGGCAAAGCGGAAGCCCGTCTGCGTAAGCATCACATCCCGAATTATATTCAAGCATTGATCGACAAGAATATCTCTGGGAAGAAACCAGATGATCCTTTGATCAACCTGAGCGGACATGCAATTTACATGCGTTGGGTATCTCTTTTAGAGCAGCATAATCTACCTCACATGACATTCCACGATCTGCGGCACCTTAATGCATCTGTAATGGCAATGCTCCGGATCCCGGATAAATATGCGCAGGAACGCGGCGGATGGTCTTCTGATCGGGTTATGAAAAACGTATACACACATACATTTTCAGAGGAACGGGAAAAGGTCGATGAGACCATAGACAATTATTTTGACTCGCTTCTGGACGGAAGTGCTTCAGAAAAAGAGAAGTCCGCCATTGAGATTATAAATGCACTTCGTGAAGCTGATCCGAACGGCTGGTACAAAGCCCTGCTAAATATGCAACACGAAATGCAACACAAAAACTAAAAAGCCGCGTAAATACGCGGCTTTTGTCGTGGACCTGAGGGGAATCGAACCCCTGTCCGAAAACCAATCCCCTGTTCTTCTACTATCATAGTCTGTTATTTAAAATTCCCTCCCGCGCCCGAAAGCAGACATCCTGACTCGTTTGGTAGCTTCATGATACGCCCACGTGCGCAAAGCTTTGCACGTGTCGTTTCCTGCTTTAAATGATGCCGGTGACTTAAAATGCAGGTCTTCTAAGGCCGACAGCTGCCTAAATTAGGCTGCGTATGCTAATTCGTCGTTAGCGTTTATATTTAGGTTTGCCATTTAACGCATTGCATGCGGATAGCTTCACCAGCTTCAAAGTCCCCGTCGAAACCAGTACAAGCCCTTACTGGCACTCTCTTCGGAGTTAAGCTGTGGCAGAGTCTGTCTGCAGTCTCTGTCGCACGGCATTGTTTTTTCTGGGCGACCCCGGACCAAAAACTACACCCTTATGTAACCCAAATCCTATCATCATTTCTTCGAATTGTCAAGTGTATCTTTGCAAAGTCCCCTGCAGTTGTCATCATGCACGGATATTTCCCGCCTGCACACTGCAGACAGATCCTGCCGATTCTTTCTATTATAGAGCCTCAGGATCTGTCCTCAGCCGCATCTTTCAGCATTTACAATTCAGAAAATTTTCTGTCCATCAAGATCCGCTGCCGTTGCCGTACGCATTTCCGGCATTTACATGCACTCCATCAGGATCTGATAGATTTCTTCGCGATCCAGTTCACGCGGATTTATCTTTATGATATTGCAGGTATCAGCAACTTTCCGGAGTACCTCCGGTGTGATCTCCACATTTGATCCCAGCTGGCTCATCTTCGTCGGAAAACCGCATTCTTTCACAAATTCTTCCAATGCTTTTATTCCGCCCTCTGCTGTATCAGCGCCAAACACTGCTTTCGCAAAACGTGTGAATTTTTCTTCTGCGTCTTTCAAAATATGACGATAGTAAACCGGCTGGATCACCGCAAGACCCTGTCCATGGTTGCAGTCCGTATAAGCTCCAAGCTGATGCTCGATCTGATGAGCCTGGAAATCGGTCACACGGCCCACTTTCAGGATTCCATTCTCCGCCATCGCAGAATCCCACATCAGATTGCCTCGCGCCTGAATATCATTGATATCCACAAGAACGCGCCGCATATTGACAACCGTATTTCTCATGACTGCTAATGCCACATCATCGGAAACATTGTCCTGATCGGAAGTCCCGAGATATGTTTCCATCGCATGGCTCAATGTGTCAAATGCGCCGGAGAGCACCTGCATCTTCGGTACCGTCATCGTGTAGGACGGATCCAGGACCGCAAATGATGCCGCAGTGCCAAAGATCGGTCCCTTCCACATTTTTTCCTCACAAGTGATCACGGACCCGGCATTCATCTCCGCACCTGTTCCGGATGCTGTGACAACAGCTCCCATCGGGATCCCGGTCGTCGGGAATTTTCCCTTACCATATTCCATGTCCCAGATATCCTCATCAAGAACTGCCTGCGCAGAGATTACTTTGCAGCAGTCAATGACACTTCCGCCGCCGACAGCCAGGATAAAATCTACTTTCTTTTCCCTGACAAGAGCTGCACCTTCCTGTACCTTCGCATATGTAGGATTCGGCATGATCCCGGAAAAATCCACGATCTCCTTCCCTGCTTCCGTGAGCAGAGATCTCATTTCGTCGTAAACTCCCGATTTTTTGATCGAACCTCCGCCGTATGCAAGCATCACAGTCTTTCCAAACCTTCCAAGTTCTGCCGCGATCGCCTTTCTTGCCGCGCCTTCTCCAAAATATACCTTCATTGGATACGAATAAACAAACTCCTTCATGATAGTTTCCTCCTTCATATTGTCTGATCCTATTACTTTTTTTCAGCCGTATACTCTCATGGATCTTCCGCTCCTGTCCCTGCTGCCGGATGCAAATCTCCCGGCGCACAGAACACGCCCGATTTACGATCCTGTGATCCGATTGTTTCTATCGGTTGTTGCCATTGATTATAGGATTCGGTTGTAACTACCGGTCAAGGGGTTTTTGAAATTTTTTACATAAACCACCAGAATCCACAACTGCATGATACAGGTTCTTCAGCCCGGAAAATTCCGTTTACAAAAAACGGCAGTCGATTCTTATAAATGTTTTCTTATATATTAGTACATCTCTCAATGCCTGAATCGCCTTGTGTTTCTCTGCCGCTCCGATATATTAAGTCAAGGAACTTTTCATTACTTTTCCCGGGTAGGAATTTTCTGAACGGAAAATTCCGTATGATACAGTTGTAGCCGCGAATTTTGCCGATTCAAAATGCGAAGCATCGGAAAAATCCGATTCCTTTGCGCTTTCCGTTTCTTATAAATGTCTCGTTTTGTATTAGTATGACTTATTTATAATTATTAGCAAATCTTTTAAGTATTCAGTCAAAAACTTTTGAAATTGCAACTATTCTTCAATTTCCAAAACATTTATTTTTTCTTATGTAAATATTGTGCAAATTGAACATTGACAGAAACCGCCATTTAATGGTAACTTTACTGTAAGTTCGCTCAGCGTTTTCATGATACGACAAACGCTGTATAAGAAAATATAATGAAGAGGTGTAGACATGCAGGAATTAAAACCGATCAAAGAAGGTAAAGTACGCGAAATTTATGACAATGGCGACAGCCTGATCATGGTTGCCACCGACCGTATCAGCTGTTTTGACGTGATCCTTCACAATGAGGTTACCTCCAAAGGTGCTGTTCTGACCCAGATGTCCAAATTCTGGTTTGACCTGACAAAGGATATTCTCCCGAACCACATGATCTCCGTCGATACAAAGGATATGCCGGAGTTCTTCCAGCAGAAAAAATTTGAAGGAAAGACGATGATGTGCCGCAAGTTACATATGCTGCCGATCGAGTGCATTGTCCGCGGATATATTACAGGAAGCGGCTGGGCAAGCTACAAAAAAGACGGTACCGTCTGCGGAATCCGTCTTCCGGAAGGCTTAAAGGAATCCGATAAGCTCCCGGAGCCGATCTATACTCCGTCCACAAAGGCTGAGATCGGTGACCATGACGAGAATATCTCCTTCGAGCAGAGCATCGACCATCTCGAGAAATACTTCCCGGGAAAGGGCCGCGAGTATGCGGAGCTTCTTCGTGACAGCACTATCGCTTTATATAAAAAATGTGCAGAGTACGCC